TGACATGGTTAATCAGTCAAGCCTTAATGAACTCGCTTTGTTTGCAGGGGCAAACGGCTACAAGACAACTCAAGAGAAAATATTGGAGGGCAAACGCTCTCATATGGGACAATTGCCAAATGCGGTGATGATGGAAGAGCAAGCAGCAATTGGTGGGACTTTGAACCCAACGTGGGTAGAGTGGCTGATGGCGTGGCCGCTAGGGTGGACAGACTTAAAGCCATTGGTAATGGACAAGTCCCTTTATGTGCAGCAACAGCATGGGAGTTACTTAAATGAGTGACTACTCACCGCATCCTGCCATAGAGTACATTTGGGACAACGCACCTCATTACGCTAAGGCTAAGGGAGAACTGGCTCAACTGGAGGCGTTTAAATCAAGCCTAAAGGCTATCCTGATGAAGAAGTCTGGCGAATCTGCTGTGTCAGCCCAAGAACGCGAGGCATACGCTCATCCTGATTATCAGAACTTATGCGACGCAATCGGGGCAGCAACTGAGAAAGCCGAGTTGTTAAAGTGGAGGTTAACGAGCGCACAACTCAGGTTTGATGCCTGGCGCACCGAGCAGGCCAGTAACCGACAAATTGAGAAATTAACGAAATGAGCCACGAATTACTAAAACAGGTAGCTGCAATCACAAACAAGAAAACCACAAAACTATCAGCAACTGAAGTTTTAGAGCTTCAAATATGCGCTTCAGTTTTAGACTTTATTGACGATGTTGGCAGCGTGGAAGAACTTAGGGCAAAAGTTAATACCTTTTTAAAGGGTAAAAAATGATCGACTATTCTGAAAGCCTGATTAAACTTGACGCAATGCGGCATCAATACCAAAAACTTGTGTTGCAAGGTAAATACAACGCAGCTGCTGACGTTGCGGTAGATATGCAGATTGCCGTGGTTAACTTGCAAGAATGGGCAGAACATCAATGTACCGAAACCCCAAACTCTTAGTGGCCTGTCGCCAACTGCCATGCCAACTTTGCGAAACAGAAGATGGTACGGTTGTTGCAGCGCACAGTAACCAACTGGCTGACGGCAAGGGCAAAGGCATCAAAGCATCGGATTACAGGGTAGCTGCCCTTTGCTTTAGTTGCCACATGGACTTGGATCAGGGCAATAAACTGAGCAAAGACCAGCGCAGGGATTTTTGGGAAATGGCGCACCGACGCACGATTGGCGAACTGTTTGAACGCAATTTGATTAAATGTTAATTTAAATTAAGGAATTGTTATGATTGATAATTGTTATATTCCAAAAGGCGAAAAGACAAGACTTGGTTATATTAGGTTGTGGAATAAAGGCAATAGGATGCTTGCACATAGGTTTGAATTTGAAAAAACATATGGGAAAATTCCTGACGGAATGGAGATAGATCATATTTGTTGCAATAAATCATGTGCAAACGTCAATCATTTAAGACTGGCAACAAGATTGGAAAATATGAGATATGCAAAATCAACAAAATTATCTAAACAAAATGTTGTAGATATACACAATAAAAAAGCGCAAGGAATCAGCGTTGTTAGTATGGCAAAAGAATACAAAGTAACTCGTGAATGTATTTATTTAATTTTACAGGGCAAAAATTGGAATGATTTGCACCCTTCAACTGCCATTGCCACCGTCAGTTAACACTTACTATCGCAATTTCCGTGGCAGAACAATCCTTAGTCAAAACGGCAGGAATTACAAAAACACGGTGCAAGAGTACGTCACGGTCAACAAAGTGCCTAGTTTTGGCTCAAACAGGCTTATGGCGATCATTACTATCTTCCCAAGGGATAGACGCAGCATCGACCTTGATAATCGTTTGAAAGGAATTTTTGACGCTTTGCAAGATGCAGGCATTTATGACTCAGATTCACAATTCGACAAGATAGAGATAGCCAGGGGAGTGATTAAAACTGGAGGTGGATGTACAATCGTGATTGCTACCCTTTAAGGTTAGCGACAACTGATTACGCAGAATCAACCTTTCGCGAAGGTTACAAATGTCGATTAAGAAATACTCACAAGAAAGCAAAGACAAGATCAGTCTGATTGTCCTCAAGGCAATGAGTGACGAAGGCTTGAGCTGCTTTAAGGCTTGCCAAAAGGCAGGAGTGCCAAACAGCACGTTCATGCGATGGCTTGATCTAGACGCTGCGTTAGCGGAGAGATACACACGGGCTAGGCATGATCTGATCGAGCGAATCGCTGCCGATATGCTTGATATTACCGATCAGGACGTTGGCTTGACGCTCGATGGTAAGAAGGACTGGATGGCTGTTCAGAAGCAGCGTCTCCAAGTCGATACCCGTAAATGGCTACTTTCTAAGCTCGCACCTCAGAAGTATGGGGATAAGCTGGAGCTGAGTGGCGATCCAGAACGACCACTGTCAATCCAGAGAATTGAGCGTGTGATCGTCAAGAATGGGTAAGACCCTCCAGCTCAAGACTCCAGAGTGGGCTGTGCCATTGCTTGACCCGTCACGATATAAGGCAGCATGGGGTGGCCGAGGCTCAGGCAAGTCTCATTTCTTTGCTGAGATGATGATTGAGACCCACATAATGGATCAGACTCGGCGAAGCGTGTGCGTGCGTGAAATCCAGAAGTCACTCCAACAATCGGTCAAACGTCTGCTTGAGACCAAGATTCAAGCCATGAACGCTGGCGCCTACTTTGAGGTTCAGGATGCGGTCATCAAGTCTAAGAAGGGCGATGGCGCGATTATCTTTCAAGGTATGCAGAATCACACCTCGGACTCGATTAAGTCGCTAGAAGGCTACGACTGTGCCTGGGTGGAGGAAGCCCAGAGCTTGAGCCAGACCAGTCTCGATTTGCTGCGACCTACTATAAGGAAGCCCGACTCAGAGTTGTGGTTCTCATGGAATCCTCGCCAGCAATCTGATCCTGTGGACTTTCTGCTGCGTGGTCCTGAGCCACCAAAGGATGCTCAGGTCATCAAGGTCAACTTTAGCGACAATCCTTGGTTTCCCGATGTTCTCCGTGATGAGATGGAGTACGACCAGAGGCGAGACCCTGACAAATATCAGCACGTCTGGCAGGGTCAGTATCTGACAAACAGCAACGCTCGCGTGTTTCGCAACTGGAAGATTGACGATTTTGAAGCCTCACCGGAGGCGATCCACCGTCTGGGTGCGGATTGGGGATTTGCTATTGACCCGACTGTGTTGGTGCGATGCCACATTATTGGGCGCACGCTCTATATTGATTACGAGGCGTACATGGTTGGGTGCGAGATCGTGAACACGCCTGAACTCTTTTTGAGCATTCCAGAGGCAGAGAAGTGGCCGATCGTGGCAGACTCAGCGCGGCCAGAGACCATCAGCCACATGAGAAAGAACGGTTTTCCTAAGATAATGGGCGCAGTCAAAGGACCAAAGTCTGTAGAGGAAGGCATCGAGTTTCTCAAGAACTACGACATCGTGGTGCATCCCAGATGTAAACACACGATTGACGAGCTGAGCCTGTACAGTTATCGCACCGACCCGCTAACTGGACGAGTGTTACCGTTGCTGCAAGACAAGAAGAACCATGTGATTGACGCATTGCGTTATGCTTGCGAAGGTGTCAGGAGAACGAATATTTCTAAGGTTCAGACCTTTACACCCTTGCCAGTTGCCAACAAATGGTGATTTAATACGCACAAAGAGGATTAACATGGCTCGCATACCAAACGATCAACGCTTGGCAAACTTGCACGCTGAAGCTCTGCGCCAGTACAACGACATCCAGACTGCGCTGCGGGACGAGCGTCTGCAATGTTTGCAGGATCGACGGTTTTACTCTATTTGCGGCGCACAATGGGAAGGTCCACTCTACGATCAGTATGAAAACAAGCCTCGATTCGAGGTCAACAAGATCATGCTGTCGGTCATTCGCATCGTCAACGAATACCGAAACAATCGGATCACAGTAGATTACATCGCCAAAGATGGCGCAGAAGATAGTCTGGCTGACACTTGCGATGGTCTTTACAGGGCTGACGAGCAGGACTCGGTGGCTAACGAAGCCTATGACAACGCATTTGAAGAGGCAGTCGGTGGCGGCATTGGCGCATTCAGGCTCAGAACAGCTTACGAAGATGACGAAGATGAGGACAATGACCGCCAGCGCATCATGTTTGAGCCGATCTTTGATGCTGACAGCTCGGTATTCTTTGACCTGAATTCAAAACGCCAGGACAAGTCGGACGCTCTTTTTTGCTTTGTGGTCAACAGCATGACCCGCGAAAGCTACAAAGAAACCTACAACGATGACCCGACAGACTGGCCAAAGATCATTCATCAGTACGAGTTTGATTGGGCAACGCCTGACGTTGTGTTTGTCGCTGAATACTTCAAGGTCGAGGAAGTCGCTGAGACCATCCGCATCTTTCAAAGCATTGACGGAACAGAAGAAAAGTACCGTCAGGATGATTTCAGGAACGACGAGACACTAGAAGAGACCCTTTTAGCGATTGGCAGCGTCGAGGTTCGCCAGCGCAAGATCAAGCGTAAGCGTGTGCGTAAGTACATTATGTCTGGCGGCAAGGTCTTAGAGGACGCAGGATACATTGCCGGCAACTGCATCCCTGTCGTTCCTGTGTACGGCAAGCGGTGGTTTGTGGATAACGTCGAGCGTTGCATGGGTCACGTTCGCCTAGCCAAGGATGCCCAGCGGCTGAAGAATATGCAGCTCTCGAAGTTGGGCGAGATCAGCGCATTATCATCCGTTGAGAAGCCGATCCTGACTCCAG